AAATCATCTACTGAGGGATGCGATACTGAATGATAAGACGAATCCCAGGTATTTTTATATAGCGCCTACATACCGCCAGGCTAAGGCGGTGGCATGGGATTATCTAAAGCAGTTTGCTGGTAAAGTACCGATGGTTAGGTTTCACGAAACTGAGCTGCGGTGTGATCTGCCTAATGGTGCAAGGATCCAGCTGCTTGGAGCAGAAAACTATGATGCGCTTCGAGGGATCTATGCTGATGGTGCTTGCTTGGATGAGATGGCAGATATGCCAGAAGCTTTGTTTCCAGAAGTGCTGCGGCCAGCATTGTCTGATAGAAAAGGCTGGGCGTTCTTTATTGGAACTCCAAGAGGGCATAATGCTTTTTTTGATTTGTATGAATCAGCTCAAAACAGTGATGAATGGTTTACCCAGGTTTATAAGGCCAGCGAAACTAATATAGTTGATGAACAAGAATTACACGCTGCCAGGCAGATAATGACCGAGGACCAGTATGAACAAGAGTTTGAGTGTTCCTGGGTTGCGAATGTACCTGGTGCGATTTATGGAAAAGAGCTGCAAGCCGCCCAGGAAAGTGGGCGCATAGGGAATGTTCCATATGACCAGGCGCACAAAGTAGATACCTGGTGGGATCTTGGTATAGGTGATAGTACCGCAATCTGGTTTACTCAGAATGTTGGTAGGGCGATTCATGTAATAGATTTTTACGAAGCTCGCAATGAGGGATTACCGCACTATGCGAAAATACTTACATCGAAAAGCTATCTCTATGGAAATCACAATGCGCCACACGATATTGAGGTTAGAGAACTCGGCTCTGGTAAAAGCCGCAGAGAGATCGCATACGATCTGGGAATCAATTTTAGGGTTGTACCAAAGCTGCCAGTTGAAGATGGCATACACGCTGCGCAGATTATTCTTGGTCGTTGTTGGTTTGACCAGGTAAATTGTAAGGCTGGCCTGGAAGCTTTGCGCCAGTATCATCGAGCTTATAATGAAAGATTGAGAACATTTAGGAATAGTCCAGTACATGATTGGGCGAGCCATGCAGCTGATGCCTGGCGATACTTTGCGGTAGGAATAAAAGAAAACCGAGGTTTTGATAGACCGCCGCAAGCAATAGCAGACAGTAACTATAATCCATTGGGAGTAGCAATATAATGGGATTCCTTAATCCAAAAGTGCCAGCGCCGCCGCCAGTAGAGCCGCCACCGCCAGCACCGCCTATGGATGTTGTGCCAGATAGCGCAGTAACTTCCGTAGACGAAGTAGAGAATAAAAGAAAAAGTAAACGTAGAGTTAGCAGACAATCAACCATTTTAACTGGATCACAAGGTTTGTTAACTGAAGCGCCGATAGAATATAAATCATTATTAGGAAGTAAATGATGGCTGGTGAAACAAGCGATCCTGGTGGCCAGGACACAATAGACCAGGCTGAAGAAGAAAACATGATGGCTGGCATGACACAAGCTGAAAGTGATGCAGCTATTTCAGAAGCTGGTTTATCAATGGGATTTGGTGATTTTGCTGGCAGCACCGCTCTTGCTAATCAAGCAAATCAATCATTAACTGGTAATATATTAACTGATGCTCTTGTTCCAGGTCTTGGCACATTGTCAGTAGTAAATGCAGTAAGCGCAAAACAAACACAAGCGAGTTTGCAGCAAGGTGCTAGTCCAGTTTATGGATCTAGCGGAAATGTTGTGGGAACTATGGGTACTGGTTTGTTTGGTGGCACTGCATATACTGGATCTCCAGAGGGTGATCCAAATCCTCCTATGGGCGGTGATGATAATGACCAGCAACCAGTTAGAACAAGAACAACTAAAAGAAGTACGCCAGGTAATGCAGTAAGAGGTGTATCTAATACAACCGCTAGACGAATTACACCAAAATCAGCGGTAAGAGGTGCATCACTTGCGCCAAAGCTTTACCGCATGAGTGGTAGAGGTAGAGGGCGTGGGATAAATACATCATCCCAGGGCATACTCGGATCTGCGCCAGTACAAAGAAAAACTTTACTAGGAAGCTAATATGTCAGAACAACTAGCAGCAGAACTTGTAAAAAGGTTTGCATCCTTAGAAAATCAAAGAGCAACCTGGGAAACTCACTGGCAAGAAGTAGCTGATTATGTTGCGCCCAGGAAAGCTGATATAAACAAAGTTAGATCACCAGGCGATAAAAGATCAGAACTTATTATGGATGGCACTGCTGGCCTTGCAGCCGAGCTGCTAGCGGCAAGTTTGCATGGTATGCTTACAAATATGTCTACCAAATGGTTTTCATTGCAGTATCGTAATGATGATCTAAATATGAATGATGCAGCAAGAGAATGGCTTGGTGATGTTGAGCGTGTTATGTATGGCGCTTTTGCCAGGTCCAACTTTAATGAGCAGATACACGAGCTTTACCATGATCTAATTACTTTTGGTACTGGCGTTATATTTATTGAAGAAGATGATGAGTTTCAGCTTGGTTTTTCAACCAGGCATATTTCAGAATGTTATGTTACTGAAAATGAAAAAGGCCGTGTAGATACAGTTTATCGTAAATTTAAAATGCCACTCAGAGCAGTTATACAAAGGTTTGGTGCAGATAAGATCTCAGCAAAAATGCTGAAGATGGTAGAAGAAAAACCTTATGAGATGATAACATTATTACACGCCGTCTATACCAGGGATGAAAGGGATATAACCAGGGTTGATGCTGGTAATAAGCCAGTAGCTTCAGTTTATATAGATCCAGAAAATAAAACTATTTTATCTGAGGGCGGTTTTGATGAGTTTTGTTATTGTGTTCCTAGATTTTTAAAAGCAAGTTTCGAGATAGGTTATGGCCGTTCTCCAGCCATGACCGCCCTGGCAGATATTAAGATGCTTAATAAAATGTCAGAGGTAACGATTAGGGCCGCTCAAAAACAAGTGGATCCTCCCTTACTTGTTCCAGATGATGGTTTTATTCTCCCCATTAGAACTGTACCTGGCGGCCTTAATTTTTATAGGTCTGGCACTAGAGATAGACTAGAGCCATTGAATATAGGTGCAAACAATCCTATTGGTTTGAATATGGAAGAACAACGTAGAAAAGCAATTCAATCAGCTTTCTACGTTGACCAACTTATCCTGGGCCAAGGACCGCAAATGACGGCAACCGAGGTTGTGCAGCGTACTGAAGAAAAGATGAGATTGTTAGGGCCAGTGCTGGGAAGATTACAAGCTGAGTTGTTGCAGCCGTTGATTACCAGGAGTTACAATATTTTAGCCAGGAAGAATCTTTTTAAGCCAGCTCCAGATATAATCCAGGGCCAGGATTTTGATATTGAATATGTATCACCGCTGGCAAAAGCTCAAAGAGCTGGCGATGTTCAAAGCTCGCTTCAGTTTATTGAATTGATGCAGCCGTTGGCCCAGGTGGATCCTGGCGTTATCGATTACCTGGATGCAGATAACCTGGTCAAACATTTGATTAGTGCATTATCAGTACCAGCCAAAGCGGTACGAGGTGATGACCAGGTAAGTGAGATAAGAGAACAACGACAAGCGCAGCAAGCACAACAACAACAGTTAGACCAGGCGCAGCAAGTCGCTGAATCAGCTGGTGCAGCAGCGCCGTTATTAAAGGCTACACAATGAGTATTGATGAGCTTAGAGCAGCTTATAAGCTTTTATTTAATACAAAAGATGGCGAAACAATCTTAAAAGATTTGGAAGCTAGGTATCATGTAAATGGATCAACCTTTTCTCCAGATGCAACCGAAACGGCCTACAGAGAGGGCCAGCGCACTGTAGTCCTATTTATAAAAGCAATGCTGGCCGATAAACCAAAAAGAGAGGACATAGTAGAAACATGAGTGAAGAAGCCCAGGTAGCGGAAGCTCCAGCCGTTGAAGATGCTGGACAAGCTCCGTCTGCGCAGCCAGCCGCATATGATTGGCGCTCAGAAATTCCAGAAGAAATAAAAGGACATAAATCTTTAGAATCAATCCAGGATGTACCAGGATTGATAAAAAGTTTTGTTCATTCACAATCCATGATTGGTGCTGATAAAGTAGCCATACCAGGTAAACACGCTACCGATGATGATTGGAATGTTGTCTATACGAAACTCGGTAGACCGAATGAAGCAAAAGATTATAACCTGGCAGCTACAATACCAGAGGGCCAGGTAAAAAATGAAGAAATGTTAAACTGGTTTCAGAACACGGCTCATAAAGCTGGTTTGTCGCAGCGCCAGGCAACATTATTACTAAATGAATTTAACGAACATACTAATAATCAACTCAGTACAGATCAAATAAATGTTCAAGCTGAGGTACAAAAGACAACTCAAGAACTGCAAAAAGAATATGGTCCAGCTTTCCAGGATAGAATGAAAGTAGGAAACGGCGTTCTCCAGCAGTTTGGCAATTTAGATATTGCAAGTATTGAGTTAGCTGATGGGCGGCGTTTAGGCGATCATCCAGACGTTATTAGAATGATTGTGAATG